CAGGGCAATTCCAGACGAGCCGATGCGCAAATCTGGGTTGCCGGTGTATGAAAAAATAGATAAATTTGAAGGGCCTTTGGAAGATTTTCTAAAAATGGTTTCAGGGGGATCGTATGTCAACAAACCGGCTCAACAGCCACAGCAGGCAAGCAACATGAACATGCCAAACCAACCAGATCGATTGGATCAGCCGCAGCAGCCGGGATACTTCAACTACGGTCGCGAGCCCAACATCGATAATGCCCTGGCGTCATACGATCAGAACTACAACCCTCAATCTTTTGCGCCGCTCAATAATTTTGGGCAGCAGCTACAGAATTTTGGGCAGCAGTTGCAATTCAAGTCGGGCGGGCTTGCGGCGCCGCTGATGGCCGAAGGTGGCACCACTCGGTACGGCAGGTACGCTGGTGGTGGTCTGAACGTCGTCGAGCACTCCGGCAAGCACCGACTGGACTTCCGCAAGGGTGCCGCGGTGACCGGTAAGGGCGATGGCCAGTCTGATGACATCCCGGCGATGCTTGCAGACGGCGAATTTGTCTTCCCGGCCGACGTTGTTGCGGCTCTCGGAAATGGCTCAACCAAGGCAGGAAGCGATAAACTCTACGACATGATGCATGCGATCAGGGCGCATCACAGGTCGGCCAAGCCAGAAGACCTCCCACCACCGGCCAAGAAGTCGCCGCTGGACTACCTCAAGACCCGTAAAGCAAGGGGATAAACATGGCATTCTTCCAAGGCTCTCCACTGCCAAACGTCACAGAAACGACGACCGACAAACAGGTCGCGCCGGATTACTACACCTCGCAGTTAGAAAATCTACAGCGGGCCGGTCAAACGGCAATGGGCCGCACTGGGGCCGAAAGCGTTGCTGGCTACGATCCTTTGCAGGATCAAGGTTATGGGGCACTTCCTTCTGCGGCCACCTCTTATCAGCCCGGCTTGAGTGCTGCGCAGCAGACCGCTGCCACAGCGGCCAGGGGCATTACCCCGGAGCGGATTCAGGCGCTGATGAATCCCTACACGACCAACGTGGTCGATGAGATGGCGCGACTGTCTCAGCAGAACGTCCAGAGGAATCTGCTGCCCACCATGAAGGCCGGTTTTGTCGGCACTGGCGGCCTGGGTAGCCAACGCTATGCCAACGCCCTTGGGCAGTCTATGGCGGACGTGCAGGCTGGTCTGACGGGCCAGCAGTACGGCGCCCTCTCCAAGGGCTATAGCGAGGCCCTGAAGGGCGCTTTGGATGAAGCGCAGCTTCAAAATTTGACTGCACGCACTCAGGGAGATCTTGCGAAGACCGAACAAGATCTTGCGCTGACGGGGGCCGGGGCTTTGACCAAGGCGGGCGCGGAACGTCAGGCCTACGAGCAGAGCATTCTTGATGCACCAATGAAGACGGCCAAGGCTGCATCTGACCTGATGCGCGGATACACCGTGCCGCTGGAGACCACCAAGACTTTTGTCGGCCCGAGGACTCGAGACTACTACCAGACCTCCGACATGGCCCGAGCCGGGGGCGTATTGTCTCTGCTTGGCGCCGCTGCTCCCGGTCTTTCCAATCTGTTGCCTTCACAAGTGCCTGGGCTTTCAAATTTTCTCAGTGGCAAGTCCAATTACCTCGACCTTGGTGGCGGCATAAGCATCAGTCTGGACTCAAGGGGTGTTCCAACCGTCAGCGGCGGAGTCAGCAACCCCGATTACATTCCTCCTGGAAACGACGATCTTTTGCGTTCTTGGGGTTTTGTTAATGTCGAGGGCCCCGGTGGCAAGCCGACTGATAGTTGGTTATTTGCTGACGACACTCCGATGGGCGGCTAAAAAACAAGGCGCAATATGGCTACTCAAAAAGCACAAACAATTGGATTTTTGCCTGGGGATGATCCAGAAGCTGTTGAGGCAAACCGTAGGTATCAAGAGGCTCTCAACAAGCTGACGCAGTCCCTTGATACCCGCAAGAATCGCATGTTTGATCCTGTGTGGCTTGCTGCCGCGCAGGGGTTTCTTGCGCCTGGAACTCCTGACTTTTTTGAGTCTCTTGGTCGGGTTGCCAAAAATGTTGGCGAGGCTCAGACGGCCCAGGAGAAGGAAAACAGAGACATCGCTCAGATGGAGTTGGATGTTGCCGGGCGAGGCCTTGAGATGCAGCGGCAGAAATCGCTTCATGCGCTTGCTGCAAGGCAAAGGCAACAAACTGGAGAGCCTCCTGGCGCCCCGCAAGGGGGTCAGCGCGGATTTCAGATTGCACCTCCTGATCCAAATCGGATTACGGGCGAGCAATACTATGCATTGGCGGTTGCCGGAGGCGCTTCTCCTGCCGAGGCAATGAAGGGCGCTTCGCAGATTGACAAAGATAACATGCAAGTCAGAGAGGGTGGTGTATTTGACCCTCGCAGTGGATACTTTTATCCCAACAAGTACGAAACAGTTGACTATCAGATCTTTGGCAAGACCTACAAAATACCCCAAGGCGCTGCGCTTGAGCTTGATTTCCTCGCCGGGAGTGGCGACGAGCCCAAGTTCACGGCGGCAGCCCGGAGGGCGATCAGGGATTTCCAAAGACCTCCTCCTGCTGATGCTCAACAGGGTGCGCCGGTTGCGCCGCAGCCCGCTGCTGCGCCGTCTGGACAGCCCGCCGCACGTCCCGCTGCCCCGCAGCCCGTCGAACCTCAAGCTGCCGCCTCACAGGCTGCTGCTCAACCGAGTCTGCCTGCCGCGCCGGTTGTTCAGCCTCCAATCGCCGCGCCGGTCGTTGCTCCTGTCACGCCACCAACAAGCGCAGCGCCTGCGCAGGCTGCAAACCTTGTGGGTGGAATGTTCAGCCCGCCCACCAAAAATGCAGATGACCTAGAGGGTATTCGACAGGCCGTTGAATACTACAAAGTCAACGCAGATTTGGGTGATGGCAAGATCCTCAATCAAGGCCGTCCTTTTGCGCCAGAAGTAATTCAGAGGGGAAAAGAACAGGCCGCTCAAACCATTGAGCGACTGAATCAGAGATATGGCATGAGACTTGTCCAGGCAGCGGCTGCTCGGCCCGAGGCTCCTGCACAGGTGGCTCCGCCAACTGCGACTACTGCCGCACAGCCTGCGCCACAAGTTGCACCTCCGGTTGTGCAGCAGTCCGCTCAGGCCGCGAGACCCGCTGATGCAAGGCTAGTGTCCAGAGAGCAAATGGAGATTGATCAGGCCACGGCAAAGGCCCGAGCAGAGGCAGAAGTTAAAAAAGAGATTGAGAGCAGGGAAGAAATATCTGCAAACGCGAAAAGAGCCAGGGATATCACCGCAACGGCGAACGTGTTGCGTCGTATGGCCGATGCTCCGGATTTTAACAAGATGACCGGCATCTTGAGCAACGACAAGTGGACATCCGCAATGGCCCTTTTGGCAAGAGAGGGGATTGGCGGAAGGAACATTTCAATTGGCATCCCTGGAATTGAAGACGCCATGAGAAATGCTCGCCTCAATCCTGATCAACAGGCGAGATTCCGAACATACCTGATGTACACCGCTCAGATGAATTTGGCGGCAGAGCAAACCATGAAGGGTCAAACCACTGAGCGTGAGCGTCAGATTCTAGGTAATGCAACCATCAGTACTCAAGATACAAAGGAAACGGTCCGAATTAAGGCCGACCTGTTGAACCTAAAAGCCCAGTTCGACAAGCGTGTTGCGAACGCATTTGAAGATGCGAAGATGACTCCCAGAGAATTCTACAGGTCTGAGACTTATGAAACGATGTACAAAACCTATATTGCTAGGCTGGAGCAAGTTGCGACCGGGGAGATGATGCTTCCTCCACGAGGCGGTGCGCAGCCTAGGGCACAGCGTCAGGGCGCACAGAATGCACCGGCGCAAGGCAGGGCGAACGGAAGCATAAGTGCCGCGGGAGACTTGTTGCGAGAACTTATTAAGCCACCCCAGCAAAGGAGACCGTAATGAACTTCCTTGACTTGATGGACAAGCTGTCTGAGAAGCAGCGCGAGAACGCCGTTCTTGTTGCTACGGCTGCGGCAAACGCTGGTGTTGATCCGACCCTGGCTGTCGCTATTGCTTATCAAGAGAGCCGCCTGAACCTGAACCCCGCAAGGGGATCGTCCGGCGAGATCGGAATGATGCAGGTCATGCCGTCCACCGGCAAGGGCCTTGGCTTTAGCGAGAAGGATCTTGCTGACCCGAAGAAGAACATCGAAGCCGCCATCAAATATCTCAAACTTGGGTTGGCTGCGACTGGGAACGACCCAATGCTTGCGGCTGCGTTCTACAACGGAGGCCCAGGTGCTGTTGAGGCACTGAAGGGCGGCAAGGATCCTGACCAGAGGGTTGTTGACTATGTGAGGTCTTTGAATTCTTACGGTACGTTTGCGCAAGCCCCGCAAGGGCAGCCGGCTGGAGAGTCAGACCAACAATCACTCGATCAGTCAGGTGAGCAGTCAGGCGAGCAAAATCTTGTAAGGGTTCCACCGCCGTCTACTGAAGTTGATTCTTCCGGTGCAGATGAAGGATCTCGGTTTTTCCTGGGTGGCGCTGGTGCCGCTCTTGGTACTGCGGCCTCCGGCCTCGGTGCCGTTATGGACAAACGAGAAGAGCGTTTGATCCGACAGACTGCTTTACAGGAAAGAGCAAAGCTCAATGAACAAAAGGTTGCAAGAGAGCAGGAAAGAATTGCAAGAGAGGCAAGGTTCGCAGCCGCAGAAACCGCCGCCAAGGCCGCTGCCGCCAAGGGCGCTGCGACTGGGCCATTGAGTTTGATGCCGACGCTTGACCAGCAAACCAGAATCCAGCAGGGAACTACTGGCGATCTTGGGACAACTGGCCGAGCAAGAAGCACGGGTTTCAACACTGAGACTTCTCAACTTTCTGATTCCCAAAAGCAGGCATATGCAAGAATTGAAGCATTGAAAAGAGCGGGACTTGTCGCGCAAAATGCGCCAGATTTATTTGCAAATCAGCCTGGGATGACATCCAGTCCTAGTGGAGTTTTGATCCCAAGATCAGATCCAGCGCAAACACTTGGGCCGAGACCTTCACCGCCGCTGTCTTTTCCAAGAGCCGATCCAACCGGGCCAAGGGGCACTGTGTTTTCAAGGCCGCCTACGCCTATACCAGACCTCTTTACAGTCAGCCCGGACTATGTGCCGCCAGCTCCTCCGCCGACCACCGGTCAGAAGATCAAGTCTGGTCTTGATTTGGTTACCGATAGGTTCAATCGCATGATGCGACCGGTTGCAGGAGCGGTTGCTACCGGCGCAAGGTACGTCCTGCCTCCGGTTGCTGGCCTGTCTGCGGGGCTTGACATAGCAGAGGCTTCTCACGAATACAGCAAGCCAGAAGATCAGCGAGACTACAAAACAATTGGCCTTCGTGGTGCAAGCGCCCTTGGTGGTGCCCTGTCTATGATTCCCATTCCTGCCACAATGGCATTAGGCACCGGTCTTTCATTGGGCGCATCAGGACTTCAGGCTTACCGTGAAGACCCGGAAATCTTTAAAAAGATGCGCAGAAGGATCTTCTCCTCTGACAATCCAGAGCAGATGGTTGCTCCCTAATTCGGGTGTTCTCCCACCCGAGTTGCCGTGGCTTTGCAGTTGCCTGCGGCACATTTACCCCTCCCATCGCGGGAGGGGGTTTTTTTACGGCCTCTGGTTTTCCAAGGCGCAGGCCACCTCTCTGTTCATGTGGCTGACGATCTTGACGCACCGCTGGTGCTCCTGCTTTGCGATGATCGGCTTGATGACCGCCTCAAGCTTCTGAGCGAACTGCACGATGTCAACGTCGTCGGCGATTAGGGCGTCCTTGCGCTTCTCGTCGGAGTAGAAGAAGACCTGCTTGACCAGTTCTTCGGTGATACAGCTTTCCATTGGTTCCTCACTGGTGTTGGTTCTTGAGTTGCCAGAACTTGAGCAGGGAGCAGAACATCAACCATCCTCGGTCGAGATCTTCTGCGCTCCACTCACGCATGACTGAAAGGCCGGCAACGCTGCGAGAGACAAAGACGTTCGCGCACCGAGCCTTGGGGATGCCCAGTCCGACTCTGTAGGCTGCAAGCTGCATCAGGTGGTCGTCGTACCCCTCGACCTTCTCCGGGTCGCTGAAGTCCTTGGTTTTTACGTCCACCACGATGCCCTTGAATTCAAGCCTTGCAGGCGCGTGGAGGTCGCACTTGCCACCAAACCCCATCTCATGGGCAAACGAACGCTCTGCGATCCATCCATGCAGCCCAAAGTGGTTGTTGATGACCTTGGTGCATCCCATGACATGGGCATGGTGCTTGAAGTTCGGGTCGCCATCGTAGAAGCCCTGGATCGATGCGTGGATGTCGGTGCCTGCATCTGCCGCAGCGCGGCCCTGCTCCTTGCTGTCATCCATGATCCGGTCAATCCAGTCGTCCTCCGGCTCATCTTGGCGCCTGGGAAGCGTCAGGGCGGCCAGGAGGACTTGCCTTTGCAGCCACTGCATCAGAGCGGGCTTGGCGGCCACGTTCAGTATGGTGGTGACCGACGGCACGAGGTTGAGCTTGCGGGCGTCTCTGAGGGTTGTGTTCCTCATTCCGCCCTTGGCCGCCTCGACCGTGTACATCGGCGCACCGTCTCGGGTGTACCAGTGTCCGCCCTCTTGAGCGCGAGGTTCTTTTGCGATCATCAAAACACTCCAATCATGCTGCTGCAAGCTTTTTCTCGCGGTTCTTCGCGTGCCAAGCCTTCATGTAAGCAGACTGCTTTGCCTTCTGCTCAGGCGTGCGAGGCTGGCGTCCCGACACCTTCTTGACCTCCTTTGGGGTCTTGTCGGCCTTGACGAGGGCGCGAAGGTAGGTCATCTCAACGCTGAGATCTTGGACCAAGTCGGCCAAGCTCTTGATGTCGTTTTGCAGTTGCTCTTTTTCGCTCTTAGAAATAAACATGTCGCTCTCCTATTTGTTGACGTTGGATTTCCACAGGGTGACATACATCCCGTGGACTGATTTGCTTTCGGCCCTGACCGGGCCTACGGCGCTGACAATTCCCTCTTTCGAGGCTTTCTTCGCAATGAACCCCCAGGCTCTCTTGTCAGGGGGCGGTGGAACGTGCAGGCTGGCTGCACGCACTTGCTCGGTGGTGAACTCAAGGTTCATGCGGGCGAACTGGAGGAAGGACTCGAAAGCCACCTCCTTCCAGCTTTCCCCAGCGTGATCGGCTGCCACCTTGGCCATCGCATGACCGATCTCTAGGCCAGTGAGCGGTCGGCCACCGAACATGTCGATGGTCAAATCTTCGCTTGGTATCTTCATGTCAGAAGGGCGGCCCGTCGTCAAAGTCGTTATCCAGATCGTCAAACCCAGATCCGCCTTTTGATTTTGCTTCATGTTTTGATCTCGCCTGCCACTCGGGGCTCGACTGAATCTTCTCTTGCAGATTCCTGCTGAAGGTCTCAAACATTTCCATGTCTGGGCTGTCGATGTAGAACAGGCCAAGCTTGTTGAAGCCTTCCGGCAGGCCTGCCTTCTTGACCGAAGCCATCACCGGATTGACCGACATGATGTTGGTGTACTCCTTGCCATTGCTGCCGGCGGACTTTGCCACCGAGAGCATTGCCCAGTGACCGAGGATATTCTTGAGTTCGAAGCCGCGAAGCTCGTCCGGAGTGAAGTCTCGGCCACGCCACGCCTGAAGATCCTTGCGCAGGGCGGCCTTCTCACCGAGAGAGAGGGTGTAGTTCTTCGAGATGCTCAGAGGCTCGCCTTTTTTCGTGATCAGAGGTTTTCCTTTCTCATCTTCACCGTGAACCTCAAAGTGCAACATCACCTTGTGCAGGTGTTTGACCTCACCTTGCCACTCTGACTTTTGCGTGCCAAGGTCAACGATGCGGTAGCACCGTGCAAGATGCATCCCTGGGGGTACTGGGGTGAAGGTGCTTTCGCTGCCGCCTTCTTTCGCTACTAGACTCATGATTCGCTCCGTTGGGTTTTAGATTGACTTCTGGGCAGGCCGCATTCGTAGCGGATGGTTTTCCAGTCTTCGCTGGTAGCAACACCCGCCTCGGCCCTTGCGAGGGCCTCCTCGAGCATCTGCATTCTTTCAAGCATGGCTTGGTGATGTTCGCTCATACGTCAGTCCTCACGATGTTGTTGACGTATCTGCCGATGCGGTCGAGGAGCCCAGGCTTTTGCGACCCAGACAGGAGACTGGCCTGAAGCCGATCCATGTCCCTGCTGACCGCATAGTTGGGCTTGGGCTGGTACATGCAGCCGATCTGCACGCCTGTCTTCGTTGTGTATGGAATTACTTTTTCGCTTTTCATGGCACCTGCTTCGCTGTTGAGGGAATCGCAGTGTAGCGACTTTAACGCAGCGATACAACCCCCTATGCAAAACTTTTTTTTGGTTGTATGATGGCGTTACAACAACCACAGGAGTCTGCATGACACTCAAAGATTTTTTTGAAACCAAGAAGCTGGGGGCCAAGACTGAGATGGCCACGGCTTTGGGGATCAGCCGAACGTGGCTGGCGCTGATCATCAACGGTCAGCGCGTGCCCAGCGTAAGGCTCAGTCTTGACATCGAGCGTTACACCCACGGCAAGGTCAGGCGCAAGGATCTTCGCCCGGACATGTTCGGAGCAATAAAGTGATCTGGTACAAATTCCACCTTGGTGACTACATCACCCACACCACGCATCTGAGCGATGCAGAGGACTTGGCTTACCGCCGCCTGCTGGATTTGTACTACATGAGCGAAAAGCCGATCCCGCTGGACACCGACGCCGTGTCTCGTCGAATCCGACTTGACTTGGACATAACCGAATCGGTTTTGAATGAGTTCTTTGACAAGACCCCCGAGGGCTATCGGAACTCACGCTGCGATGCCGAAGTTGAGAAATATCAGCAGCGGGTCGAAACCAACCGGTCCCTTGGCCTGAGAGGCGGAAGGCCGAAGAAAACCGAATCGGTTAGCGAATCGAAACCGAACGATAACCCTAAGAAGATACAGATACAGAAAGAGAATAAAGACATATCGTCGCAAGCGACTCGGTTCAGAGAGTTCTGGGCAGCATGGCCAACGTCAAAGCGCAAGGTCGGTAAAGCGGCCTGTGAGGCGAAATGGGGCCGTCTAGCACTAGACCCCTTGGCCGACAAAATAATCGCCTCTGTGGCCCGTTTGAAGGCCTCTGAGCAGTGGACTTCGGGGTTTGAGCCTGCCCCCCTGACGTACATCAACCAAAAACGGTGGGAAGACGAAAGCGAATCGGTTTCGATTGGAAGGAGGATGATATGAGCACAGGCGGGCCAGCGTTTCCAACGCCAGCGCACAATTTGCAAAATGACGGCATGACCCTGCGCGACTACTTTGCAGCCAAGGCGATGCAGGGGTTGATAGGTTGCCCCGATTGGCGTGACGGTGCAGGAGAGGATGTTGGCATGGACGCTTCAGATTACACGGCATCAGCCGCGTACATGATGGCTGACGCAATGCTGAAGGCAAGACAAAAATGAACCCGGTCGAGAACCTGCTCCAGAGGCTTGAGAAGGTCAAGGGCCGCAACGGCTCGTGGACTGCCCGCTGCCCGGCGCATGACGACAAGGGTCCATCCCTGGCCATCAAATCTGCCGACGACGGTAGGGTGCTGCTGCACTGCTTTGCCGGTTGTGACGTTCACTCGGTGGTCGGGGCAGTCGGCCTGGACATTGGTGACCTTTTCCCGCCCAAGCACAAGGAGTATCCGGTCGAGGGCAAGCCTGCGATAAAGCCGGCCTTTTACGCGAGCGACCTGATGCGCATCATCGGCTTTGAGGCCCTGGTGGTGCAGATCGTCGCCTTCGACATCGGCAACGGAAAACCCATCAGCGAAGAAACCCGCGAGCGCATGCTCACGGCCTACCAGCGAATCGAAGAAGCGATGAGGTACGCACATGTCTAACGTGAGCATGATTGAGCAGAGGGCGCGTCAACTCGACGAGGCCCGCAAGATCCGGATGATCAATTCCGAGGACATCGACACCGAGAAGTACCTCAAGGCGAACGATGTGACCCACAAAGTGCATGAGGCCTCTGTCTGGCTTGAGGAGTTGCAGCAGGAGCTTGTCCATCCGCCGGAGCGTGACCAGAGTTCGACAATGCCCTGGCCGAAGACCCACGATGGGTTCAAGTTCCGCCCAGGCGAGGTGACCTTGTACGCGGGATCTAACGGTGGTGGCAAGTCATTGATCACCGGGCAGGTGGCCATGAGCCTGATCAAGCAACGGCAGCGGGTGTGCATCGCGTCCTTTGAGATGAAGCCCAAGCGCACGATCTACCGCATGCTGCGGCAGTTCGCGGGGGAGAACATAGAGTTCCCGAAGTACACGGACAAGGCCACATACATCGGCCGGCTGCTCGAGAGGTTCAACCACTTCAGCCGAGGCGGTCTGTGGCTGTACGACCAGCAAGGCACGACATCAAGCCAGCAGGTGATTGCGATGGCCCGGTACTGCGCAATGGAGCTTGACGTGCAGCATGTCTTTATCGACAGTCTCATGAAGTGCGTGGCCGGCGAGGACGACTACAACGCCCAGAAGGCGTTCGTTGACGAGTTGACCGCCCTGGCCAGGGATCACCACATCCACGTTCACCTGATCCATCACATCCGCAAGCTCGGCAACGAGGAGCAGATGCCCAGCAAGACCGACATCAAGGGAACTGGTGCCATTGCAGATCAGGTAGACAACGTGCTGCTGATGTGGAGGAACAAGAAGAAGGAGCACGAGGTGCAGAACGGGAACACGCCCGATCCCCTCAAGCCAGATGCAATCCTGATGTGCGAGAAGCAGCGCAACGGGGAGGCCGAGGACTGGTACTCGCTGTGGTATCACAAGGACAGCCAGCAGTTCCTCGAGCACGACAACAGCGTGCCGATGGCGTTTGATGCGGGGGGCAGGTTTTGAATGAAGATGAGCATCGCTACCGTTGTCTCGTTCGTTGGGTCATCAAGAAAAGGATTGAAGATCGTGATGGTGCGTACCGATGGCTCAAGGGTTACGTTGATAAATATGGGAGGCGTATCAAAGGGTGGAATGACCTTCATCCCAAGTCCCGTCTTGAGGCGGATGTTAGAGATCAATGGAACAAAGGCAACAGAGGCCAAGAAGGAGAATGGAAATGAACATGGGAAAACTTGAGTGGAATCCGGAAGATGGGGAGGGAGTCGTTCTCTTCTCGACCAAATTTATTACATCGGACCGGATTGTGCAGCTTGATGCCTTGGTTGATTGGATCAGGATGTTGCAGGACACCTACGACGAAATGCTTGAGCAAACACAAGGAGTAAATGATGAGCAAAGTTGAGTTGAGTGATTTTCAGAAACGATTCCTGCTCGGTCAGGGTGCGGGTCAGACGTTGTTCACCGAGAAGGAGTTCAACGAGGCCCTGGCCCAGGCCAAGGCAGAGATCATGGCCATCGCCATCCAGACGACCAAGCAGGCCATCATGATCGAGCGTCAGGCCTGTGCAGAGCTTGTTGCAGAGCTTGCGGCTATGGAGGATGAGGGTGAGACCTCTACCGCCTTGAATAACGCCGCACGGGCCATCCTGAACCGCATCCCGAGCCAGTGGCAATGATCGAGTTGACCCTGCCCTGGCCTCCTTCCATGAATACCTATTGGAGAACATTCCAGGGGCGCATGATCATCAGCGCAAAGGGGCGCGAGTACCGCAAGGCGGTGGCCGATCAGGTGCTGATCCAGCGCGGGGCCAAGAGCCTCGCTGGTAAGCTGGTGGTAGAAATTGAGGCCTGGAGGCCAGACAACCGCAGGCGCGATCTGGACAACCTGCTCAAAGCGGCCTTGGACGGCTGCACTCACGCGGGTGTATGGGAAGACGACAGCAACATCGTCGACCTGAGAATTTACTGGGCCGAGCACATCGGCGGGATGTTAAAAATTAAAGTGAGAGAACAATGAACGAGAGCATTGCATTGGAGTGGCGGTGGTTTGAACCATCAAAGGGAAAGATCGGGGTCGCAAAAGTGCAGACCCAAGACGGCAAGATTGAATACCGTATCAGCCCTGTCGACGGGTTCATGGAGAAGATGGACGTGCAGCAGATCGTGGCCTGGGGTGCAAGGCTCCCAGACGCCGCGGGGCAGGCATTCTTCGGAGGGAAAGCATGAAGCCGGAGCCGCAACTGATCGACCTGTTTGCGATGTTTGCCATGATGAACCAGACCAACGACTCGTCCTTGTTTGGAAGCGACGAGTATCAGCGGCTGATAGCTGAGAGGTCATACCGCATGGCCGCTCAGATGATGAAGATGAGAGAGAGATTTATTGGAGACCAAGATGAGTGACAGCGACGTAAAAAACCCAGAGCTTGCCATCGAGTACATGTTCAAGTACGGCAAGAAGTTCGGCGAGGCCAAGGGAAAAAGGATCTACATGGAGGAGTACCGCAAGAGTCTGAAGGCGATGATCATGAAGCGAAGCCTCGAGACTTCGGTCAATGCGCAGGAGCGCGAGGCGTACTCTGATCCCGAGTACGTCCAGCACCTCAAGGCGTTGCAGGAGGCGGTGCAGATTGAGGAGGAGATTCGTTGGGGCTTGATTGCGGCCCAGGCGCGTGTTGAGGTCTGGCGCTCGATTGAGGCGACCAACAGGGCCGAGGGCAAAGCGACCATATGAAGTGCCCACAGTGCGGAGCACCGACGGATGTGAAGTCAACGAAGCATGAAGCGGGTACGGTCATCCGCAGGCGCATCTGTTTCAATGATCACTCATTTGCCACCGAAGAGAAGGCTGTGTCCAAACCCAAACCGAAGAGGAAATCAGTTGACAACAAAAGCTGAGAGGCGGCACATGAGCGCGGTGGCCGAGCTTGGGTGCGCTGTGTGTCGGCGCATGGGGTATCCGGGCACGCCCGCCGAGATACACCATCCAAGGGCCGGAACGGGGGCTGGGAGACGCGCAAGCCACTGGGATGCTATCCCACTATGCCCAGAGCATCACAGGGGCAAGACGGGCCTGCACGGGCTTGGCACGAAGGGATTTCCCAAGCACTACGGCTACGACGAAGCGGATCTTCTGGCTGACACCAGGGAGCTTTTGGGGATTAGGGTAAGTCCCTAGAAAATAATTGGGTTTGCCTCTGGTGCGTTGTAATTTGATGTTACACTACCTTCACTGTCAAGCAATAGTGCAAGACGGC